GGCATGACCGAAGCGCCGAGCGAATTGGATCGGCTGGCCCTGGGACCGGACGCCGCCTACGCGGAAGCGGAGCCCCGGCCGCGGCCGCCCCGGCGCCATATCGGTGAGCACGAGAAGGGCGTCCGGTTCACTCTCTCTCAGTTCCCGGCTGCCCTGCGCAAGGGCGCCCTCGCCGTCACCGCGCTCGGCCTGGCGCGCGACATGGACACCGTGACCATGACTCCCCGGGACAAGGCCGGGCACGCCGCCCAGCTGCGCCAGCACATCAACGACCTGACCGCGCAGGCCCCCGGCGAGCGGAAGGGCGACGTGACCGACGAGGTCCGGGCCAGGCGGGAAAGCCGGATGCTGGCCGCCGGGGAGTAGCCTGAACTCATCACCGCGGGGCTACTCTTAGGTCAGCGTCGTTGTCTCGCGGCCGCCATACGGAGCCGGGACCCCTTCCCACCAGGAGGTCCCGGCTCCGGTCATGTCCGTACTCGCTGATGAGGGCCGCCGGCTGGCGCTGCCTGATACCGGCTGGCTCGGCAGGCAGCAGCCCCGGTTCTGGACCGCGCCGCCGCGGCACCGGGTCAAGACCGCCGGGTGCCAGGCCTGCGCCAGCCCGGGCTACGGCTCCGGCTGCGGGGACTACCAGTCCGCGGACCTGCTGGAGTGGGCTCCCGGGTTCGGGTATGACCTGGATGACTGGCAGGGATGGTCGCTGACCGAGATCTGCGGCACGAAACCGGACGGTCGCTGGACCGCGTTCGAGTGCATGCTGATAGCTCCCCGGCAGAACGGCAAGAACGGGACCCTGGAGGTGAGAGAGCTTGGTGGGCTGTTTGTGTTTGGTGAGTCAATGATCATTCACACGGCTCACGAATTACTGAATTCAAGGCAGCCGCTGAGCACTTCCGCCGGGTCCGGGACGTCGTCACCTCCTACGACGAGCTGCGCCGCCGGGTCAAGTCGGTTACCACCAGCCACGGCGATGAGGCGATCGAGCTGCGGCCGACACCGACCCTGATCTTCGGGTCCGGCGGCCGGCGGGTCCGCAAGTCGGTAGCGGCCCGGCTCCGGTTCCTGGCCCGCAGCAGGGGGTCCGGCCGCGCGTTCACCGCCGAAACGGTGGTGTACGACGAGAGCATGATCCTGAGCGACGACGTCGTGGGGGCCTCGCTGCCGACGCTGTCCGCGGTACCCAACCCGCAGGTCATCTACACCGCCTCGGCCGGCTACCGGGACTCGGTCCAGCTCGCCTCGGTCCGCCGCCGGGTGATCCGCGGTGACCCGGGCCTGATGGGCGCCGAATGGTCGATTAACCCGCACCTGGACACCTGCCCGCGCGATGAGATCACCGGCCGCCGGGACAACAACTACGTCGTCTGCTCCCTGCACGACGACCGCGACGACCCCCGGTCCTGGGCGAAGGCCAACCCGGCGCTCGGCGTCCGGATCGCCGAAGAGCACGTCGCCAGCGAGCTGCACGCCATGACCGGGCCGACGTTCGACCGGGAGAGACTGGGCGTCGGGGACTGGCCGGGCGGCGACGAGGCCTGGTCGGTCATCTCCGAAGAGGCGTGGGCCGCCTGCGCCATGCCCGACCCCGGCGGCGCGGTCCGCCCGGTCGCCTTCGCCATCGACGTCGACCCGGACATGATCAGCTCCGCGATCGCCGCCTGCTGGATGCGCCCCGGGTACTCTCCCGGCCGGGCCGAGATCGAGATAGCCGCGCACGCGATGGCCGCGAACCCGGTCAGCCCGGCGGTCCGGATGCGCCCGGCGGAAGCCCCCCGGCCGGTGATCGAGCACCCGAAAGGCTGCCACCGCGAGGGGGTCGCCTGGGTGGTGCCCCGGCTGCTCGAGCTCCGCCGGGCCTGGCGCCCCATCACGTTCGTCATCCCGCGCAACGGCCCGGCCAACTCCCTGGCCGACGCGGCGGAGAACGCCGGCCTGGAGATCACCCGGGCCTCCTCCGCGGACGAGGCGGCCGCGTTCGCGCTGCTCGTCACGTCCGTCCGCCGCCCGGTCCGGGACGGCCGCCTCATCCACCTCGGCCGCGACCTGGCCCCCGGGCTGTGGTCCTCGGTCGCCTCCGCCGAGACCCGCGACGTCGGCGACGGCGGCCGGGCCCTGTCCCGCCGCGATTCCTCCTCCGACATCACCCCGGCCAGCTCCGGCGCGCTCGCGCTGTGGGGGCTGAACCACAAGCGCCGCCACTACGACCCGGTGAAATCCGTGAGGTAGGTGGTTCTTCGTGGGGGTATGGGCGTACGTCGACACCATCCTGGGCGGGGCCGCGGTCATCCTGCTGACCGGCCATCTCTGGTGGCACCGGAACTTCCGGAACGGCTACCGGAACGGGCGCCTGCCCTACCCGCCGTACCCGCCGTACCCGCCGTACCCGCCGCCAGCCCCGCATGAGCAGCTGCCGGAAGATCCCGGGTTATAAGGCGCTCATGAACCTATAGGTCGCCGGGGCGCGCGTACCCCACGCGGAAAGGATCACGATATGACAACGCTGACCGAGATCCCCGTCAGCAAGCTGGCCGAGCAGGCCCGGACCCGGGAGCTGCACCCCGGCCGCGGGCTGGCCACGGCGATCGCCTGGGTGTTCGTGGCCATCGGCTGGGCCGCCGGCGCGCTCGTCACGGGCATCGTCTTCGCTGCGATCTCCGTCCGGTACGGATACCTGCGCGGCCGGGGCCTGACCGATGAGCAGATCGAGGCGCGGGTCGCGGCGAAGCAGGCAGCGGCCCAGGCTGCTCCGGCTGGGAGGTGATTATCATGCCGTACAAGATCGTGCAAGTCGACGGCGGCGAGAAGGTCAAGAACACCGAGACCGGCAATTTCGCCTCCACCCGGCCGCTGGATCACGTCACCGCGGTCAAGCAGTTCCGCCTGCTCGAGGGCCTGGAATCCGGGTGGAAGCCGTCTGGAAAACCGTCCAGCCTGGACAAGCAGTGACGTCTGCCGAGGAGGCCGTGTTCCTGCTCGCCACCGTGCGGTACCTGCTGTACTGCGACCGGATTATGGCACTGACCGATATGGGGCCGCTGGCTAAGACGTCCTCGGTCGCCGATGCCGGGGTCTGGTGGAAGCGTTCGCTCGTGCCCTGGCAGAAGGCGATCACTGCCGGATAATAGGCCCGTGGATGATGCTGCCGTCTGGGCCTGGCACAACGCGTACCTCGAGCACCGCAGGCGGCTGCGCGCGGAGACCGCCCGGTACGCCGCTGAGTGCATGCGGGTCCGCGGGGAGCACGGGCCGCCGGCCGGGTCCGCCCTGGGACAGGGGATGAGCTGGCCGCGCGAGGCGTGGCACCAGGCGGCGATGGACGAGCTGGACCCGCCGGACACCGATGACCAGGCCGCGTACAGCTCGCCGTCCGGGGAGTGGTTCGATAAGGACGCGGCGCAGTACCTGCCGCCTTGCGAGATGGAGGGCTGACATGCCCACGGTCACGGTACAGCTGCCGGTCGACGGCTCCGCGGACGACGCGATCGAGATAGCGTCGGCGATCCGGGACGCCGGCACCCTGACGTTCACGAACGTGGAGGGCAACACGGTCAACGTCCAGGTCGGCGACGTCACCGTGGACGCGTGACCCGCGGGCACGCCTTCGCTACCAGTACCAGCGGCGCCCGTAGACCGGGTGGCCGATCGATCCTACGAGCAGCAGGATCAGCCCCACGACCAGGACGATCAGGCCGAGCGTCCACAAGATCGCGATGCCGGTGACGAAACCGAGTATCAGCAGGACCAAGCCGATGATGATCATTTCCTTTAACCTCCTGACCTGCGCCTGCCCGCGCGGCAGGGAAGCATTCCCGTGTTCATTAACTGGAAGAGCGGGAAGGACGGCGATGAGCACGCTCGTGATCCGCATCCCGGCCGCTGACCTGGCCGCCGAGCTCGAGTTCGGCATCGCCTACACGGCCGCCTGCAACCCCGGCCGGGATCTCCTCGGCGCGGACCGGAAGCTGTTCGCCCGCGCGCTGGCCGACCTGCTGTTCGAGCGTGCCCGGAGCGGTACCACGGCCCTGGATATGGCGGTCCCCGGGGAAAACGGCGCTCCCCCTGGTAGCACGAGTACTTAACCAGGGCGTACGCTGCTGTTAGCCAAGCCCTCGGCCGGAACGGAGCAGGGTCCGTCCGTTCCACCGCAGGGGAGTCCCAGGTCCGTGGGGCTGATTGAGCGTAGCCAGGCGAACCGTGCCCCTGGTGCGCTCTTTTTCATGCCGTCGCGGGGGCCGTCATGGGCCTGATCGAGCGCATCGCGGCGAGCCGGCCGGAGACCCGGGTCATCGGGGGCGTGCCCTGGCAGCCCTGGAAGAGCCCGTTCATGCGGTTCGACGCGGGCGGTCCGGCGCACCCGACCCGGTCGTTCTACGGCCCGGACCGGGCTCTCGGGCTGCCCGCGCTGTACTCCGGGGTCCGGCTGCTCGCCGAGTCGGCCGCCGCGCTGCCGCTGAAGCTGTACGCCAAGCAGGGCCCGCAGCAGGGCCGCACCCAGCGGTACTACGGGCCGTCGATTTTCGACAAGCCTTCCGTCGACGGGACCATTTTCGACTGGCTGTTCACCGCCATGACCTCGCTGCTGCTGCAGGGCAACGCGTGGGGCTACGTCACCGGGACGGACGGCTACGGCTACCCGTCCGGCATCGAGTGGATCCCGCCGGATGACGTCTACGTCGCCGATGATGAGGTTCAGCCGTGGAACCCGATGCGCGCCCGCGTGTACGTCTACGGCCGGCTGATCACCGACTGGCGGCGGGAGCTGTTCCACGTTAAGGCGTTCAGCTTGCCCGGCAGGATCGAGGGCATCTCCGTGCTGCGCGCGTTCGCGCTGACCATCGCCTCCGGGCTGGAAGCCGAGCGGTACGGCACCGACTGGTACGCCGCTGGGGGTTTTCCCCCTGGTACCTTCCAGAATCAGGAACTGGAGATCAGCGAGGAGCAGGCATCTGAGATCCGTTCGATGCTGGTTTCGACTTTGCGCAACAGGCAGCCATTGGTCTACGGCCGCGACTGGGACTACAAGCCAGTCGTGGTGCCGCCGAGCGAGGCGCAGTTCATCGAGGCGCTGCGGATGAACGCGACGCAGATTGCCTCGGTGCTCGGGTTGCCACCCGATCGTATCGGCGGGACTCGCGGGGACAGCCTGACGTACAACACGGTGGAGCAGAGCACGCTGCAGGTGATCGAGGCGCTGCGGCCGTGGCTGGTGCGGCTGGAGACGGCGTTCTTCGACATCCTCCCGCAGAACCGGTACTGCAGGTTCAATAGCGATGCCTTGCTGAAAACCGATTTGAAGACGCGGACCGAGATTTACAAGCTGCAGCGGGACATGGGCATGCGGAACGTGGACGAGATCCGCGATCTTGAGGACCTGGAGCCGCTAGCGGGCGGGGCCGGCAACGAGAACATCCCGCTCGAAGTCATGGTGGCGATGTCCCGGAGCATCCGCGGCATCCCGAAGAGCATGGCAGGGTCCCTGGACCTGGAGATGGACCTGGCCGCGGACAAGCTGGAGGAGCTGGCCAAGGAAGGCCTGGCCGCGCCGGATGTCCCGGGCCAGCCGGCGGTCCCGTCCGCGGATCAGATGCTCGGCCAGATCATCGGCTCCCAGCGGCATTACGGCACCCGCGAGGAGCGCGACGACGCGGACCTCATCATCTCGTTCCTGGAAGCGCGCCGGGCGGCGCTCCGGGCACGACAATCACGGCACGAGGACGGCCCGGACTACGTCGGGGCGTGGATACCGGACCGGCGCGAGCTCGTCCTGTCCGGGGCGAACGGCAGCAATGGCAATGGGCACGGCGGCGACGGGGGCGATGGCTGATGCCTCAGCACGTTCACCCGGGTCGCGTAGATCTCCTCGATCGGGATCAGGCCGCCGTCGTACTCCCGGTGATGATTCGGGCAGAGCATGGTGACGTTAACGATGCTGTCGGCTCCGCCGTTCTTCCGGCTGTCGATGTGCGCGACATCGCAGGGCAGCTTATCCCAGCCGCAGATGGCGCACCGGTTGTAGAACTCTCGGCGGATCATCAGGCGGAACGTGCTCGGGCTGGTATAGACGCCGTTAGACGGGCGACGCCCGGTCATCAACCGGCTGTGGGCTTTCCCTTTGCACTCACGATTGCAGTACACCGTTTCGCTCAGGCCCTTGAGCTTGCGTGCTGTGCGCTGGGAAGGCAGGAACTCGACTGGTTTGCCGCACCAGCCGCACGGTTGGATGGCGCGTTCCTTACGGGGACGCGGCGGATGCTGCTTCTGGTAGGCAAACTTGCACGGGTTACCGCAGAATTTAGCCCGCTCGCGGGCCTTCGGGCCATCGAGCCATGGAATCTGCCCGCCGCATTCTACGCACGATTTGCGTGGAATGAACTCAAATTTAGTACGGCGACACGTTTCGCTGCAGTATTTCGCGCGCTCCCGATCGTCAGCTCTGTCTCGCCACGGAATCGGTTCCTGGCAGTTAATGCACGCTTTACCTGGGATTGTGTCTGGGTGTCCGCTCATGACACAAGTATACGCGGAGGTTTGTCATGACCGAAACCGATTCACAGCGTGCAGTGCTTTCGTCACAGGCAGTGAACGATTTGCCGGACAGTGCCTTCGCCTTCATCGAGAGCGGGGGCAAGAAAGATGCTCAGGGGAAGACGATGCCCAGGAGCAAGCGTCACTTTCCTGTGCACGACGAGGCTCACGCTAGGAATGCACTCGCTCGCGCTCCGCAGTCGCCGTTCGGCAAGTCTGCCATGCCGAAGATCCTGGCCGCCTGCCGCAAATTCGGGATCAACGTCTCGGCCGACAACCGGGCCGCGTTCGGCCTGGATCTCAGTCCGGACGGTTTCCCGGAGCGCCGGTTCACCCGGTTCCCGCTCGAGCTGCGCCAGGAATCCGAGGGCGGCCCGAAGTGGATCTACGGGTACGCGGCCGCGTTCGGCAAGCTGAGCAGGAAGCTCGGCGGGTTTGTTGAGCAGGTCGATACGGTCGCGTTTAACGAGTCCAAGGCGGCTGGCTGGCCTGATGTGGTCTGCCGGTACAACCACAAGGATGATGCGTTGCTCGGCACGACCTACGCGCGCACCCTGCGTCTCGGCCTGGATTCCACCGGGCTGGCGTACGAGGTGGAACCCCCGGTCGCGCGGGCCGACGTGCTCGAGTACGTGACCCGCGGCGACATCCGGCACTCAAGCTTCGCCTTCCGGGTCTACCCGGGCGGCGACGAGTGGGGCGTCAGTGAATTCAACTACCCCATGAGAACGCTTCTGTCCGTCCAGCTGGTCGATGTGGCGCCGGTCTTGGATCCCGCGTACCCGGATGCCACGGCCGGCGCCCGCGCGCTCAACGGCGCCGTGGAATCCCTGGCCAACTGGGTGCAGGGCGACGTGGAAGAGGTCCGGTCCCGGCTGAACGAGGGCCGGGCGATGGAGTTCTTCAAGCGCTACCGCGACCTGGACGGCGGCAGGCCGAAGCCCGACCAGCGGCTGAAGCCGCCCAAGAAGCCGGTGATGACCGGGGCCCAGGCGCTGCTCGCGCTGCAGATGAACGCCGAGGACCCCTGGACGGACGAGGAGTAGTAAACCGCAGTAACGCAGTACCGCAAGTAAAAGCGCAAGCGCGCTGAAAGGCCGTAGCTGTCCAACGGACGGAGCCAGCGCAGGTGCAGATGGCACACAACGAAAGGGAAAAGACATGCCATCTGAAGTTGCCAAGAGGCTACGGGACCGCAGGCTCAACGTGTGGAATGAGTGCCGCGAGATAGCTGAGAAGGCTGCTGAGGAAAATCGAGCCCTGAGTGACGAGGAGCAGGGCAAATGGGACGCGATGCAAGATGAGATGTCCAAGCTGGACACCCGCATCAAGGCCGTTCTCGAGACGGAGAAGCGCGCCAAGGAAGCCGACGACGCGTTCGACGCCCTGTCCGGCCGCAAGCCCGCCGAGGGCCAGGCCCGCGGTGCTCCCGGCAGCAAGATGCTCGAGGAGGTCCGCAAGTGGGCCCGGGGCGACGAGGGCGCCGGCCGCGCGCTGGAGGTCCGCCGCGCGCCCGAGCTCGGCCCGATCAACTACCGCGTCCTGACCACAGGCGGCACATCAGCCTCATCCATCGTTCCGACCGATTTTTATGACATGCTCATCGCCCACCTCATAGAGGTCAGTGGTGTCATGCAGTGCGGTCCAACCGTCCTGAACACCGGGGGTGGCGAAACGCTCCAGGTGCCCAAGACGACAGCTCACTCCACAGCAGCCTCAGCATCCCAGGCAGCCCCGCTGCCCACCGCTGACCCTGCCTTCTCAATGCAAACTTTGGCCGCATATAAATATGGGGTCTTGTTGCAGGTGGCACGGGAGTTGATAGATGACACTGCCGTGGACCTGCTCGGCTACCTGGCCATGCAGGCAGGCCGGGCCCTCGGCAACGCGTTCGGCACCGACTTGGTCAACGGGACCGGGACCGGCCAGCCGACCGGCATCATCACCGCATCAACGGTCGGCGTCACCGGCTCGGTAACGGGCGTGAGCGGCGCTCCCTCATACGCCAATCTAGTTGACTTGGAATACAGCGTTATCGCGCCGTACCGACAGAGCAGAAGTTGCTATTGGTTGGCGGCTGACAAAACGATAGGCGGGTTCCGCAAGATCACGGATACGACGGGCAGGCCTATCTGGGAACCCAGTGCAGTACTGGGATCACCGGACCTGCTCCTCGGCAAGCCGCTGGTGGCCGATCCGTTCATGCCCGCCATGACGACCGGCTCCAAGTCGATCGCCTTCGGCGACTTCAGCCAGTTCTTCGTGAGACTGGTGGGGGGAGTCCGCTTTGAGCGATCGGACGACTTTGCCTTCGGGAGCGATTTGGTCACTTTTCGCGCCATCCTCCGAGGAGATGGTACGTTGGTCGATCGCACGGGCGCAATACGGTTGTACCAGGGCGCGGCAAGTTTATGCGCCCGTCTTCTCGATCAGGTATCCTTCCTTCTAGGTCTTGCTCATTCCAGGGCAGGACCTGGGAGGGAAAGATCATGCCCAGGATCAGGGAAGACAGGCACCAGGCCGTATGCGCGCGACCGGAGTGCGGGAAGACGTTCTTTCAGCGCAAGGTCGACCAGGAGTTCTGCTCACAGGATTGCTCTAACAAGGCGTTTCCTGGAGTGGGAGGCCGGAAGCCCACTACAGGGCTGGAGCAGCGATCATGCATTAACCCGCAGTGCGGGAAGCTGTTCCAGCCTTACCGGGCCAACCAGTTCACGTGCTCGCGAGCGTGTTACAACGCTTTGCCCAGTACGCGGCAGCGGGAAAACGACAGGCGCAAGACGCGGGAGTTCAAGGACCGGAAGAACGAATGGCGTCGATCTGACCCGCATCAGCGAGAGCGTACTCGCGATGACAACCGGAAAGCTCAGCTTGCCCGCGCCGGAACGACCCCGGAAGAATATAACGCGAGGTTCGAGGCTCAGCACGGCCTCTGCATGATCTGCGGAAGCCCGGCAAAGCCAAACGGCATCAAGGCCGAGAGCCGCCTGCATCAAGATCATGACCACGTGACCGGGCAGACCCGGGATCTGCTGTGCAGCAACTGCAACAAAGGGCTCGGCTGCCTAGGAGACGATCCGGAGCGGCTGCGGGCGGCGGCAGCGTACATCGAGCGCCACCGAAGCCTGGTCATGGTCGGCAGTGGCCCCGCCCGCCTGGCGAGTGGCCGCCGGGCGGGCGGGGAACCAGAGGGAGGCTAGCATGCGCAGGGTCCGGATGATCGTCACGCTGTCCGGCGGCGGCCCGGGCAACCGGGACTGGCGTGACTACCCGTCCGGCGCCAAGCTGGCCGTGGAGGACTGGGAAGCCGAGGACCTGATCCGGATCCAGCTCGCGGTCCCGGCCGGCGAGGATGAGGCACAAGCCCCCGGCCGGGCCGCCGTGCCGGCCGGGGAGGGGACGGGCGGTTCCGCCGCGCCCGTTCCCGAGGCGGCGGCGCCGGCTGCACCCGAGCCCGGAGCCGGGGCCGCCGCCGCTCCCGCCGCCGCTCCCGTGTCTCCTGAAGACGGCGCGGGGGTTCCGCCGCCGGCGCAGGTTCCCCCGGCTGCACCCGAGCCCGCCGCCGCTCCCGTCCCCCCGCCGGACGACGGCACGATGGTGTCGCCGCTGGCGGAGGTCTCCCCGGTGACCGAGATCTCCGGGACCGCGGCGGGTGCCGTCCCGGATCCGGGGCCGCCGCCGCAGCCGACCGATATCAAGCAGCGGTGGGTCGATTACGCGATCGCCCGGGGCGAGGACCCGGCTATCGCGCCGAACATGACGAAAGCCGACCTGATGTCCAAGTACGGGGGCCGGCTGTGAGGAGGACACCGTGAGCACCGAGAATCCGTCCGACCCGAGGCCGGACAGCCAGGTGGAAGCCGAGGAGGCCGCCGCCGAGGGAGATGACCGCGATACCTCCCCCGTTATCGGCTCGCGCGAGTCCGAGGCGGAGTCCGCGGCCGCGTACGAGGAGGCGGGCATCATCGGGGCGCCCGGTTCCGAGGTCCGCGGCGCGGCAGGGGCCGGCGCGGTCGTGCACACCGATGAGGGCACCGCGGCGGCCGGCAAGGGCGCGGCCGGGGAGAAGGAGTCCTGACCAGGACGGCGGCAGGGGACTAGACTTGCCGTAACCAGATCGCCCGCGGCCGCCAGGAGCCGGGCTCACAGAACAGGAGCCCCTGATGGCTGACAGCGCGCATCCCGGGTACAGCAGCACCAAGGCGTCCCGCGGCAGTCCCGCCTCCGCCGGCGAGGGCCGCGGCGGCGACGTCACCGCCGAGCCCGGCCAGTACCCGCCGGCCGCGGATCACGGCATCTTCGGCGGCCCGCTGCCCACCGGGACCGGGGCCCCCGGCAGTGCGGGCGGGGCCGGTGACGGCGATCCGACCATCGAGCCCGGCCAGACCACCGACGACTTCACCGGGAACAGCCGGGGCGACCTCACGTCGACCGGTGCACCCGGCTCGGCGGGCGGCGACCCGTCGTCCGGGACCGGCGGCAATTCGGTGACCTACACCCGTCCCGGCTCGTTCCTGTCCGGGACGTACAGCGAGGACACCGTCCGGGACGACATCGACGGCCCGGGTGAGTGGACCGAGGCCAACGACTCCGGTTACGCGACCGGCGGACCTCAGCTGCCCGGCATCAAGGGCAACCAGCCGACGTCAACCGGGGCCGGGCGGGGCCGGGTCATGCGCGGCGGCCGGGCCGTCCGGGGCTGAGCGTGGCCGGCAGCTCCCAGGTGCCCGGCTACGGGACCGCCCGCCGCGCCGGGAGCCAGAGTGACGGCGGCTACTCCGGCGTGCGCGCGGAGCGGGACCCGGCATCCGAGCCCGGCCAGTACCCGCCCGGGGACTGGAGCACCGCGATGTTCGGCGGCCCGCTGCCTACCGGGACCGGGGCGCCGGGCTCCGAGCCGGCCCGGGCGACGGCCGCCGAGACCGACGCCACCAACCTGCCCGGCCAGCTCGGGGAGGTGTTCACCGGGGTGCCGGTATCCGACGCGGAGGGGTATTCCCCCTCACTCAAGATCGGCACCCGGGGCGCGGACCCCAGCACCGGCACCGGCCCGGACTCCGTGGAGTTCACCCGGCCCGGATCGTACCTGTCCGGCAGCTACGCCGTCGCCACCGTGCGCGACGAGGTGACCGGCCCCGGCAACTGGACCGAGGCCAACGACTCCGGCTACGCGACCGGCGGCCCGCAGCTGCCCGGCATCAAGGGCAACGAGCCGCAGGCCGGGGGCGCCCGGTACCAGCCGCGCAGCACGGCGTGAGAGAGGAGCAGGGACCATGCAGGACCTGTCGAGCATGCTGGCCGATGACCCCATCAACGTGATGGTGCCGACGTCGCAGTCCGGCGGCAACCGGGCGCACGACAACAGCCGGGCCATGTCCGCGCCCGGCGGCCAGCCGGCGAACGCGCCGAACAGCCTCATCGGCGTCCCGTACGAGTTCGGGCCGCCGCAGGTGGACGTCATCAGCACGCAGGCCAAGCCCGGTGCCAAGGCGAAGCCCGGCCCGCGTACGAGCACCATGACCAGTACCGCGTAGGAGGACCCGATGCCTGATAATCCCGCCCCGGTCAGCCAGCACGAGAACGTCCCCGGCCAGCCCTGGGATGCCACGTCCAAGTCGCCTGTCGCCGGGTGGAAGTCCGTCGACGCCGAGGCCGGGACGAACGGCGACCACTTCGCCGGGCTGCCCGACGCCGGCGAGGGCGGCTGGAAACAGACCTGAGATGGCCAGCAACTCGCACAACGGCAACTCGGACAAGGCGAACGCCGGGAACCCGAGCCCGGCGCAGAAACCGGCCGGGCAGGAGCTGGCCACGGTCAAGAACTCCAACCTGGCTAACACCGGGAACGCGAATCTCGTGTACTGAGGGGACTGACTATGGCCCAGCCGTGGCCGCCCGGGACCGAACCCGGGTTCCCCGACGCCGACCTCGGCTGGGTCAAGCCGGACGGCGAGGAACGCGCCCGGGACTGGGCCGACCAGCACCCGGGACAGGAGATAGGCGGCCCTGGCGGGGACATTGACCCGGCCCCGCTGCCCGGACCGCCGGCTGCGTCGTTCACGTACAGCCCGCCCAGCCCGGGCCGGAACCAGAACGTGACGTTTGACGGGTCTGCCTCGCAGGCAGACGGGGAGCTGACCATCACCTCCTGGACGTGGCTGTTCAATAACACGGACACCGGGTCCGGGCAAGTGGTGACGTGGCAGACGCCCAACAAGAGCGGCAGCTATCCCGCTCAGCTGACCGTCACCGACTCCGGCGGCCAGACGGACGCAGAAACGCAGGTGCTCACGATATGAACCTGGCCAGCTCATTCACCGTCTCCGGCGCGCACGGGATATTCATCCTGATCGCGCTGATCCTGTTCGCCTGCGCGGCGGTGATCGCCTGGGTGATCGCCCCGCGGCAGGTCTGGGCCACGTTCGTCGCGGCCGGGCTGGCGCTGTTCGCGCTGGCCATGCTGTGGACCTGACGTGAGGGACGCCGCCATCCTGGTACCCAGCCGGAGCCGGGCGGAACAGCTGCAGGACATGATCACCGACGCCCTGACCACCGCCGGGGCACGCACCGACATCGTCGTCGCGGTCGATGACGACGACCCGGACGCCGCAGGCTACGCCGCCCTGGAGCACGTCCTGCGCGGCGAAGAGCAGGTCCTGTGGCGGCACGGCCCCCGGGACACCATGGCCGGATGGACCAACACCCTGGCGGAAGAGCTCGCGCCGCGGTACTTCGCGCTCGGCAGCTTCGGCGATGACCACCACCCCCGCACGCTGGACTGGGACACGGAATTCCTCGGCGAGCTGAGCCAACCCGGCATCATCCTGGCCTGGGGCGACGATAAGCACCAGCACGGGAACCTGCCGACCGCGCCGCTGATCCGCTCGGCCGTGGTGACCGCGCTCGGCTGGATGTGCCTGCCCGGCGTGGCGTCCAAGTACTGCGACGACGCCTGGAAGGCCCTGGCCGGCCCGTACGCCGTCTACCGCCCGGACGTGATCATCGAGCACGTCCATCCTGACGCGGGCAAGGCCCCGCTGGACGCCACGTACCGGCAGGGGAACGCGCACTGGGCCTCGGATGAGGCGACGTACCGGTACTGGCTCCGGTTCGGCCTGGCGGATGATGCGGAGACCGCGCGGAAGGCGGCGGCCGGGTCGTGACTGATACGGGACATGATGACCAGGAATTACGTTGCGGTCTACCACGGGCCGGCTGGCTGCTCAGTAGTTCGCGGAAATCGCAGATGCCAGGAGAAATACGGTGCCTTGCTTGTCGAAACCTGGCAGGACAGCCTCAGCACGCACGAAACTGAGTGGATCGTCAGCAAGACCCGGGTCGGCACGGCCGGGGACCATGCTGGATTCTGCGTTCGCTGGGGGCCTGATGTAGAGGGTTTCCGCGAACGCTATCCGGCGTATGAGGCTGACACGGAGACCGCGCGGAAGGCGGCCGCGGGATGACCCTGCACGCCCAGTACCAGGCCCGGGCCGGCGGCGCCTGGTCCGACATCCGGGACCACCTGGACTTCATCTACGACCGGGCCCGCGGCCGCCGGGTCATCGCCGAGCTCGGCGTCCGGAACGGGCACTCCACCTGCGCGCTGCTCGCCGCGATCGAGGTCACCGGGTCCGGGGAACTGTGGTCCGTCGACGTTAACCCGCCGCAGGTCCCGGAGATCTGGCGGGCGCTGCCGTACTGGCACTTCCTGCAGGCCGACGACATCACGCCGGCCGCCCGGGACTGGGTACCCGCCGGGCTGGACCTGCTGTTCATCGACACCAGCCACGAGCAGGACCACACCCTGGCCGAGCTCACCGCCTACGCGCCGCGGGTCCGGCCCGGCGGGATCATCCTCGCCCACGACACCTGCTGGATACCGGGCGACACCGACCTGGGCGTCCCGGTAGGGCCGGTCGCCCGCGCCCTGGACGTGTGGTGCCAGGCGTCGCCGTCCGGGCTGACCTGGGAGAACCGGCCCGGCAGCTACGGGTTGGGCGTCATCGAGGTCCCGGCGGAACCGGGGGAACGGTAGTGGAGTGGCGAATGCACGAGGCGGGTGTTATCCCGCCGGTTTCCACCCCGGAATATTTCGCGCAGTTCGGCCGGACCGCGCACCTGGAAGATCCTGGCCACGCGCCGCGGCTGCATGCCGCCGCAGCCCTGCTGGCCGCTGCCGCGTCCGGTGGCGCCCGCACGCTATCCGATCTGGGCTGCGGCGACGGCGGCCTGCTGTCGCTAGTGCAGCACCAGTTCCGGGCGGCCTGGGGATACGACCTGACCCCGGCTAACGTGGACGGCTGCGCGGCCCGGGGTGTCACCGCCGAGCTGGCGGACGTGTTCGGCGCCGACCGGGACCGGGTATCGGTCGGCGAGACCGCCGCGGTGACCGAGGTGCTGGAGCATATCGCCGACCCGCACGCCGCGCTGGCCTGGCTCAGCGGCAGCGCCTGGTGGCTGGTTGCTTCCAGTCCCTGGAATGAGACCGCGCAGGCCCACGATCAGCATCACTGCTGGGCCTGGGACATGCCCGGCTACGCGGCGATGATCACCGGGGCGGGCTGGGCCATCGTCCGGCATGAGGAGCTGGGCCGGTTCCAGCTGGTGCTGGCCCGGACGGTCATCACCGAAAAGCGGCTGCCGGCATGAGCCTAGCGGTCGTCAGCATCATTACCCCTACCTGGATGAGACATGACCTGCTGCTGGGGAGGTGCATCCCGTCCGTGCAGGCGCAGGGCTACCCGGCCGTCGAGCACCTGGTGGTCAGCGACGGCCCGGACCCGGTGCTGCGGGAAAAGCTGGCCCGGCCCTGGCTGGACGGCTGGCGGAACCTGCGCTACCTCGAGCTGCCCGCGCACGACGAGGACCGGCACTACGGCCATCACGCCCGCGCGCACGGCCTGGAGCTCGCCCGGGGTGAGTACATCGCGTACGTCGATGACGATGATTCGCTGTGCCCGGACCACTGCCACCGGCTGGCCGCCGCGCTGGACGCCGCCCCGGAGGCCGGGTTCGCCGTCTCGCAGATGGCCAGCCACGGCCCGCACGGCATCACGGTCATCGGCGAGGGCGAGCTGGCCTGCGGCAACGTGGGCACCCCGATGATCATGCACCGCCGCTGGCCGCTCGAGATCGCCGGCTGGGACCACGCCGGCCAGTTCGAGGACTGGGACCTGGTCTGGGCGTGGCTGCGGGCAGGGGCCCCGTACGTGCGAGTTAACGCCGTGACCTGCGATGCCTGGCCGTCGATATTCCGCTGAGGAGGAACCTGTGAACTGGCTGGCCGAGCACGGGAATGACCCGGTCACGGTGCCGCTGATCGACCTCCTGACCGCCGTCGCCCGGATGGAGCAGGTGTACCGCGAGACCACGCCGGGGTCCCTGGGCCTGGTGCACGAAAGGATCTTCACCTGTGATCTCCCCCGCCTGCGCCGGTACCTGCCGCTCATCGCACTGAGGGAACTGGAGGCGCCGGGATGAAATGCATCACGCACCTGGACGCGATGATCATGAACGGGTCCGAGTTCAGCGAGAACGACATCCCGGACGCGGTGACCGTCGTGACCGTGATCCAGCAGTTCGCTGTCGGCGGCGGCCAGGTCACCGCCCCGGCCCAGGTGCCGGTCTGCATCGCCTGCCGCCGGGAGCAGCTGGCCCCGCTGTCCCGGGCCGGGCTGCTCTCGGGCGTCGTCCTGCGGTCATGAAGATCTTCGCCGGCCACGACGGCGGAAGCGGATGTGCCTGGTACCGGGTGAAGGCCCCCCTGGCCGAGCTGGCCCGGCACGACGGGTACGAGGTCGCCTTCGCCGACGCGGGCGATGACGGGCACCCGCCGGTCGTCACCCTGGACATGCTCCGCGGCCATGACGTGATCGTCGCGCAGCGGTGGAACAAGCACGACGGGCTGGGTACCTGGCGGCGGGCCCGCACCCCGACCAGCCGCCTGGTCTATGACCTGGACGACGACTTGTGGAATATTACGCCGGAGAACTGGCAGGCCTACCAGCTGTATAACCGGCCGGACATCCGCGACGCCACGGAGCATGCCGCCGAGACCGCCGACCTGGTGACGGTGTCGACCGAGCCCCTGGCGCAGGTGATGCGGCAGTTCAGCGACAGGGTCACGGTGCTGCCCAACGCCATCCCCGGCTGGGTGACCCGGCTGCCGCATACGCTGCACCGCAGGCCCCGGGTCGGCTGGCAGGGCGGCGCCAGCCACGGCATCGACCTCGGCCAGGTGGCCAGCCCGGTGCGCCGGTTCCTCAAGAGATTCCCGGACTGGGACCTGCAGCTGAACGGGCAGGATTACCGGGACACGTTCCGGGTCCCGGCCGGCCGGGCGTTCCTCGTCCCGTGGGTGCCGGTCTACCACAACCCGGAGAAGTACTACACCTCGATCACCTTCGACATCGGCATCGCGCCGCTGTGGCCGACGACCTTCTCGGCCAGCAAATCCGCCATCAAGGTGATCGAGTACGGCGCCCGGGGCATCCCGTCCGTGGCCTCGGACTGCCCGGCCTACTCCGGGGTGATCACCCACGGCGTCGACGGGTTTCTCGTGAAACGGGATCACGAGTGGCTGAAGTACCTGTCCGAGCTGGCGGGCGATGATGACCTGCGGGAGAAGATGGGGCAGGCCGCGCAGGACATGGCCCGGCGGCACCTGATCGAGGACCACTGGCCGGCCTGGGCGGGCGCCTACGCCGGCCTGTTCCGGTAACATGCCCTTTACTCTTCAGTATCCCGTTTCCCGGGATCTGGTGCGGGTGCCCCGTCTTATCCCGGGTGCTCGTTCCCGAGCTCAGCCTGCGCTTCGGCCTCCGTGATCTCCTCGCCGTCCAGCAGCCAGCGGTGGCGGCCGTCGACGTACTCATGAGCCATGGTCCGGGAGCTCGTCACGTCGACCTGGTCAATTTCCCGGACCAGCCGTCCATCGCGGTAAAACTCGCGCCTGATCATTCCCGGTTACGCCGGGGACCCGTCCAGGCCGCCGGGCAGCGGGTCGTGCGTGACGCCGGGGGCGAAGCAGGACGTGCCGCCGTCCGGGGCGGCGGTCCAGGTCCCGTCCGGCCCGGGGTCCAGGACGGCCGCGCAGTGCCGGCAGCGGACCTGCCCGGGGACGATGATGTAGTCCGGCTCGCCGGCCAGGGCGCCGCCGTCCAGCTGGCCCGGCGTCAGCTGCTGCGGCCCCATCGCGGCGCCGGCTCCCCAGCGGCGGGCCCGGAGCCCGGCATCAGCGGGCAGCCCCGGGTAGGCCCCGGACGGCGGCCGCATGCCCAGGGCCTCCTCGAAGCCCTGCTGCGCCAGCGCGGTCAGCCGCTTGTCCTCGTGCCAGGCGGCGACCTGCTCGCGGCAGGCCGGGCACAGCGGGTCGTCCGGGTCATCTGCCCGGCGGTACTCCGTGCCGCAGGACCGGCACGTGCGCTCGGCTTCCATGGCCCCAGTTTATGCGGGGGGCGCGCGGCGGCTGGACCTCCGGCGCTGCTGTCCTTTATGCTGTCCCCACCGCACGTGCGGTGTCTGTTACGCACAGTAACAACGCCTGAGGAGGCACATCCCATGCACAACGTCGCGTTCTACTACCGCGGTGCGGCATTCCTCGCCGAAGGCGGCCTGTCGTCCGCTGCCATCCTCTCGGTTCCCGTCCTCGGCGGGGTGCTGATGGCTATCCAGCGCCGCCGGAACGCGCGGCCAGACGACAGCGAGTAGACCGCCCGGCGGTTATCCTGGGGCGGTATGGACCGGGACGCCGCGTACACCATGCTCCGGGACGGGATCGCCGTCCGCCGGGTCCCGGCCGGCCCCAGGGTCGCCTTCGACATCGACGCGGACGGCGCCATCCTGGGCGCAATAGCGGAAGCCGGCGCCGACTGGGTGGCGGCCCTGATCGACCTGGTCATCGCGGGTAAGGTGAGGCTGGACAGCGGAGGGTAGTATCGCCGGGTATGCAGCCAGCCCGGCGATGAAAGGCCGATGCCATGACCAGCACCATGACCGAGCAGCCCGCCGCGCCCGCCTCGCCGGGCCCGGCTGAGGAGCGCCGCGGCGGCGTCGCCCCGGACTGGGGCAATACCCGGCCCGGCGAGGAGCTGCCCGCCCTGGACGACCCGGAGCGCTACCCGCCGCCCGGGACCGATCAGGTGAACGGGAGATGACTGACAGCCCGGAATGGGCAGCGGCCAGGGACCGGGATATCTTGCGGGAGATCCACGCGGAGAAGGCCGGTCACGGCAGCCGGTTCGCCGGGATCGCGACGGCTATCGAGCAGGCCCAGTCGCTGTCCCGGGCCTGGCGCGGTCACGGCAGCGCAGTCACCGGGCCCGGGAACACCCCGTGGATGCCGTTCAACCTGATCGACTTCGCCGCGCTGCTGCTCGAGGCCGCCCCGCTGATCCCGCAGCCGGACCCGGACGTCCCGCCGCGGCTCGCCGAGATCGGCGCCGGCCCGGGCCCGAACCTGATCCTCGCCCGGGAGCTCGGTTTCGAGGTGCACGGCATCGAGATCGACAAGGCCATGGCCGAGGCCGCCCGCGGCTACGGGCTGGACGTCGTGACCGCCGACGCCCGCACCTGGGAAGGGTACGGGCACTACGACGCCATCTGGTTCAACCGGCCGCTCCGGGACGCCGCCGAGCAGGCCGTGCTGGAAGCCCGGGTCTGGACGCAGATGGCCTCCGGCGCCGTGGTCATCTGCGCGAACCTCGAGCTGCCGCCCCCGCCGCACTGGATTATCGCCGTTGACGCGTGGGATGCCCTGAAGCGCGGCGCCTGGATCAAGCCGTACGGGCCCGTGTCTTAATCCGCGACGGGTGATGTGCTCCCGTTCGCCTGCTGTTAGCGTGGGGTTCAGCAGGCGCGCGTAGCTGCCTTCCGGGCATGGACGGAGCCGGGGATGATCCCGACCACTGCCCGGGACCTATCGGCGGCTCCACGGGGTCCGGATCCTGCCCTGTCCGTGCCCGGGCTGCTGCGCTACCCTGGTAGCAGAGCCGAGGCACCCTGACCTGCATGACGGCCAGCGGGTGAGCCGGGAGGACGCATCTCCCCCCGGAAGGCCCGCCGATGACCATACGAAACGACGGGCGCGGCCGCGACGCGCTGGGCATCGGCGTCCAGGCCGGCCTGTACGAGAGCGGCCGGGAGCGCACCGGCCTGCTGGTCCGCAAGTGGGACGCGGAGCAGATCGCCTGGGCCGCCGGGCGGATCGCCCGCGACCACGACCACCTGTTCGACCCGGCCGCCGAGATCGACCACCGGCAGTTCGAGCTGCTGGGCGTCGCCCCGTACGAGGTGGTCGAATGGCTCGGCAACCTGGTCACCCAGGCCGGGTGGGCCGCGTTCATCGCCGGCCCGTTCGGCACGACGCCGACCAAGTTCTCCGTCACGGCCGGCCGGATCGGGATCGGCTCCGGCACCGGCCCGGCGGTCGCCACCGACACCGCGCTCGGGTCCGTCGCGGGCATCTCCGGATCCGGGTCCAACTGGCGGCTGACCGGCTCCAACCCGGTCGTCAACACGGGCGTGACGCCGTGCACGTTCGTGCACACGGTCGCCTTCGGGATCAACGACGCGATCGGGCCGTGGAACGAGTTCGCCGTCGACATCGGCACCGCGAACTCCACCGCGGGCACCCCGTCCGTGACCGCGACCGCCCCGATGTACAACCACTCCGCGTCCTCCGGCCTGGCCGGCACGAAAGCCGTCTCGCAGACCTGGACGGCAACGGTCACTTTTTCGTTCACGTAGTTTCACTTCCGTAACATCCGTTGGAGGCTGTGACCGCGGCCCGGGAGGGGGTGAGCCCGGGTGGCCTACTCGCTACTGCACGCGGGCACGGTCCTGTCCGTCGGGGGCATCAACAGCATCGCCCCGTCCTGCACGTCCACCACGGCCGGCAGCCTGCTGGTATGCCCCGTCTGGGCGCAGGGCTCCGTCACGTTCACCCTGCCGGCCGGCTGGCGTGCCGCGGCGCCCCCCACCGGGTCCGGCTGCCGCGCGCAGGTCTGGTACTACCCGAACTGTCCCGCCGGGATCACCTCGGTCACGGTCAGCACTAGCGCCTCCACCACCATAGTGGGGCAGGTCCTGGAGTTCACCGACCCGTCCGGGTCGAACCTGGTGCCGCTGGACGCGCAGGGCACCCAGTTCGCCACTTCGCCGGCCACCCCGCAGGCCGTGGCGACCAGCACCGCCGCCATCGCGGGCGACCTGGTGGTCTGCGCCGCCGGCCTGGTGTTCGCGTCGGCCACCAGCAGCACGCTGACGCCCGGCGCCGGATTCACCTCGGCCGGGAACTACGGCAACGGCGCCACCCAGAACGGGCACGCCAGCTTCGACTACCTGCTGAGCTCGGGCGCGGGCGCGCAGACCGACTCGGTGGCGTTCACTGGCGCCAGCCCGTCCAGCTTCGCCGGGTGCGTCGCCGCGTTCCGCATCGCCTCGGCCGGCCCTGGCCCCGTCCTTTTCGATTCGGTTGGCCCGTCTGCCAGCGGCTTTACCGGCGTCTCCACCACCACGTCCCCGGCGACCTGGACGCACACTCTCACCAGCGGCGACACGGCGCTCCTGGTCGCGTTCGGGATCGACAACACGCCCGACTCCGGGTTCACGATCACCGGGGTCACCGCCGGCGGCGTAGCGATGACCCAGGTCGGCGGCAAAGTCGAGTCCGGTACCGGCGGGGGCGGGTTCATCACGGTGTGGCAGCTGCTGAATCCGCCGACCGGCACTATCACGATTAGCGTGTCATGGACTGGTATCGCGTTCACGAACGGCGGCCACCCGAACGGCGGGTCGATCGCGTTTACCGGGGCGGGCGCGTTCAGCACACCGGTCACCGCTAACGGCAACAGCGCAACAGCGTCCGTGGCGGTCCCGACAGCCAGCACATCCGGCATGGCCGCGGCGTTCACTGTCTGCGGCTCGGCGTACATCTCCGCCACCGCTCCGCTGACCTCCCGGTATCTCGGCGGGGCCGGCGGGCAGGGTGCTGGCTGGATGGCGGGTGCGACCGCTCCGGGGACCGGCAGCAGCGTCACGGCCTCCTGGTCGAACAACGCCGACTGGTGGGCGGTCATCGCCGTCGAGGTGCAGCCTGTTGCTGCCGGAGGTCCTGTTTCCAGGCCGCAGAAGGTGCGCAGGAACGTTCAGGGAAATCCAGGCGCGATCCCGTCGCAGCACATCACGACCGAGCTCACCGGAGCCAGGTACGGCCGTTAGGAGAAGGAATGTCCAACTCATATATGGCGAGCCCGCGGGCATCGACCACGCCGTTCCTCCCGGTGGTCACCGCGCTGACGGCGGCAACGATCAGGACCGTGCTCCAGGTGGCAACTCCGGTCACCACCGACGTCGCGCTTATCGGGTGGGGGCTGTCATTCGACAACGCCGCCGGCGGCACGCAGGTCCCGGGTATCTGCTCGATACTTCACGACCCGACCGCGTGCACGGGTGGCACGTCGCTGACGCCGGAGCCGTGGGGCAACTCCCAGGCCCCGGCCTCCCTGTGCGTCGGCGGGGCGGCGCTGACGGCTTACGCGCTGACCGAGGTGACGCCGACCGCCCCGGTCTACCTCGATACGCAGGAAGTCAGCCCCCAGTCCGGGTACGGCGTTTTCTGGCCAGCTGATACCAGGCCCCGGGTTCAGCCGAGCCGGTTCATCAGGATACGGTGCACGCTTCCGGCTGCCGTCAACGTCATCCCGTGGGTTCTGTGGGACGAGCCCGCGCAAGGGTAGCCAGTGCCGAGCAGGACAGGGGTCAGCAGGCTACCGCCGGTCACGTACCCGCCTGCCGCAGGCGGAGCAGCGGAGATCCCCCTGGCCGAGGCCGGTGCAGGCGCTGATGCGCTCGCCGTTGCCGTTGCTGCCGGGCTGCCGGAGCCCGGGTCCGGTACTGATGCGCTCGCGGTAGTCGCCGCGGTCGGACTGGCCG